GTATCTGTACTCATATGCTTATGCCTCCTTCGTGATTTTTAATTGTTTCGCATACTCTTCTAATGGCACACCTAATTTTTTAGCAATTGCTACCTGTGATGATGTGAGTCTCACAGTTTGGCGACCAGGTTTAACGCTCCGCGTAGCTGACGCTACAGTTTGAGTAGGTTTAGTCGAGTCCTTTGTTTCAGTATTACCAAATTTATGCGGAAAGTCAAGACGCATTCGTCTATCTATCTCAGCGTAGTAATCGTCTGAATGTGGGTCAAAGCCTTCTTGTTTAGTTAGCTTCTCATGTAAATCAAATGCAGTGTATGTCATTGCATTATCTTTACCAAACCAATCGTTGTTATCAGCCCACGCTTCTGCTTTTGGATCAGCAGGTGGTGCTTGAACGGCTTGGTCTAATGATCTTGGTGCAACTGGTGCTGCTTGTGCTTGTTGTTGGTATCTATTTTTGAGTGTATTAACTTTAGATTCCTCAACACCAATTCTAGCAATTTCTTTTTGAGCATTAACTTCAGCATCAATATCACCAGCTTCTCTTGCTCTTAATAATTGTGCTTTAGCTGACTCAATACCATTTTTTAATTTACCTTCCATAGCATTTACATAGCCAGGTTCAAGTTTAGAAACTTTTTGTTTTAATTGTTCTAATTCAACTTGACCTCCTTTAGCAAATTCTAAAGCAGCTTCTCTTTGTCTTTCTGCTTCACGCCATTTTTTAGTAAGTTTAGAAATTCTTTTTTTAACTCCCTCACTATATTCTTCCAGTTCTTCTTTTGGTTCTTCAGTTTTTTTTTCTAACTTAACTGCTCTTTCGTTTTCAAAAGATTTATCTTCTGCTGGTGCTTTTGGTTCTTCTTTTATTTCTTCAACAATAACTTCGTCTATTGGTGCTTCTGTTACTTTTGTTTCTTCTAATTCAACATCTGCACCGGGTCCCGATGTATCGATGTCAACTAGGTCTTGTTTATTGTTTTCTACGTCTGGCATAGTTTACTCCTTCTATGATTATATATTATGCAACACTGCTTCAGGATCTTTTATAGTTCCTAAAACCTCGTCGTCGTTTAATAGACGAACTTCTCCGCCTTCTATTGGTAATCTTGATCCTGCGTATCTTGCAAAAATAACCCAATCACCTTTCTTACACCAAGGTCCTGTTGGAAATTTTTCTTTGTCGTGATAACACAATGGTCCAACCTTTAAAACATAACCACAGTTTGTAGCTATTCTTAATTTTTCTAAAGATTCTTGTGCCATAATTATGCCACCTTTAGTTTTCTCTTTCGGTGTGAAAGGTAAAACTAAAAGCCTGTAACCAGATGGTTCTGGTAACTGATCTTTTACGTCTTTGATGTTTTCTGGATTTAATGGTTCTTTTTCTGCAACCATTTCTTTTGTTTCTTTGTATTTTTCTTCTAGGGCGTTCCTATGTTTTGGAACTTCCTTCGTTGATGTCGATAACTTTTCCGTGCTCATTTTTTTGCTCCTTTTCTTCTAGCAGGTTAGAGATTTCCTGTAATAGATATTGATATGTTCTTGCTTGTCCTAACATATATTGATATTTTTCCATATTGTCAACACCTCCACTAATCATGGAGTCACCAACTCTTTGTAAGCTTTCTCGCATCATTTTTTGTAGTTTTGATACGACTACTAACGGATCCATCATGTCTATGCTTTTGTTGGTTTGTCTTTTTTGCCATTTACCATAGTTTTTAATACTTTAGCTTGGCCTGCATGTAATTTAGAAGCTTTGTTTAAACCTTTAATTACTTTTTGTATTTTTGCTTTTTTTGTCATATTAACATTTCCATTTTCTAAGTGCTTTAGATAATCTATCGTCACCTGTGTTGTTACTTGGTTTTTGTCTCTTTCTCATACCTTTCATTCTAGCGCAGAATGATTTTTTTCTTGCTCCACCTTCTGGTTGTGGTGCTTTTAAATCTGATCCTGGATTAGCTGCTTCATAAGACTTACGTCCTTTTTCATTCAGTCCACCAGATTTAGATTTACCTTCAGATCTAGTCCACGCAGGAGAACCACCTCTTTTAAGAAGTATTCTACTCATGCCTCTAGACTTTAACATTACGCTTTAGCTGTTTTTGCTGCTTGTTTAAATTGTTTAGCAGTAGGTCTTCCTTTGTCTCCAGCTTTTGCCATAGTCTCACCTGAACCCTCTTTGATTCTTTTTTGCTTTGCGTGAATGTTTGCGTAAAGTCCCCCGCCGCCAGCTTTATTTACTCTGCCACCGTCACGGTAATTTGCTCTTTTACTTCTTCCTTTAATTTCTTTTCCAGGCATTATACTTTACCACCTTTTTTCATTGCTCTTCCGCCACCAGCGTAAGCTATTCCACCACCCATAAATTTAGAACGTTCATCTTTAATCATTCCTCCGTCCATATTTTTATTCATAGATCTTTCTATAGCCATTCCTCTTTTTTTTTCGTAACTACTTAATGATCCATCATTATCTAGGTCTGCTTTTTTTGGATTTTTTAACATTATTTTTTACCTCCGTTGTTTCTAAATATTTGTGTACCCTTTATACCAAATATACTAGCGCATACAAGCACCCATAAATTAGTAAACCATTTGGGTAATGCTTGAAAATGCTCAAAGAACACTTTTATCTTCTCCATAGCTTGTGGATCGTCTGACCAGACCCCATATGCAAGCACTAAAATTGGTAGCGTTAATATTGCAAGAACTACCTCGTCCTTATAATCATTTTGACGAGCTTCGAGGAGCTTGCCACTAAATTCTAACTCACCTTTAGCCATTTTAGATGCATGTTGCGCTTGTGCATCAGCCATTAGCATTTGAGTTTCTTTTTTCTTTTTGTAAATATGTGTTCCAGCGTTTAACGCTAGTTTAAGTGCACCAAACCACATTATGCACCCACCTTTTTCATAGCTTTAATGTGTGATTTTTTAAAGTTCACACCTTTTTTCATATCTTTTTTCATTTGCGCCATATGTTTTGCCGTATGGTGTATTTTATGTTTCGTTAAAGTCTTTTTTTCTTTTTTATTGATCATTTACTTTTCCTGTTTTAGTGCATTGTTTAATATAATTTTCTCAATAGATGTATCTGCACGTAAATGTGCCAATTCTTCGTTTTGATCTAGTTTCTCATCAACGTTGCCTTGGTTCATCATAGCTTTCATCTTATCTAGATTCATTTTCTCTTCACCTTCTTTTACTTTTCTAGAATTATCACTAGCTTTTAGATCTAGTTCTCTTGCTTTTAGTTTTGCAATAGGATCGTTACCGAAATCACCTGTAACTTCTTGTTCTTCCTTCATAAACTCTTCCATCATCTCTGCAATCAACACAGCTTTTCTAGCTTCTATTTTTTGTTGCATCATTTGAACTTGATTTTGTAAGTTTGGATTCTGTTGCATCGCTTGTGGGTTCTGCATCATCTGCATCATTTGTTGTAGTTGCATTAACTCATCTCTAAACTCTAATTCAATCTGTTCTTGACCCATTAAACTAATATGCTCTAGACAATTTTTTTGTATAGCAGCAGATATAGGTGGTGAATTTCTAACCATGTTCGTTCCCATAAAGTTTAAGTGGGCTGTAATATGTGCTCTATGATCTTGACCAGGAAATGCTTGAAAATTTTTTGCAGCCAATGCATCTATGTGTTCTAGTGCAGGATCTTTTGGCATCGGTGCTTCTGGTTTAATTAATATTAGATCAATATCTTTTACCCCTAATGCTTCATACATATTTCTATACACTTCATATTGATTATGAATTGCTGGGTTTGAGGCAGCCAGTTGCATCTCCGTTTGGGCGAGGGATATTCTTTGGGTCTGACTAAAGATGTTGGGATCTGCAACTGGAATAATGTCAACACGATCATCGAAATCAGTTTGCATGATTTCTTTTTGACCGCCTATAACATCATAAGGGTAAACTGGTGGCATGTATAATTTAAATACTCTTGCCATTAAATTGAATTCTCTTTTCATTGAAGCATACAATCTTTTATGAATTGCAGACATGGTTCGTGAGCCACGTTCAAGCATAGCAACTGTCGTGCCCACTGCTGCTTGCTGATTCCCGTCTCCTACTTGCAGATCGGCAATCGATGCAAATCGTTGCCCTGCTTGTACCACGACACCCATAAGTTGTAATAAAGTTTGTGACGGTTCTTTGAATGGTAATGGCATGAAGGCATCTCTTAAATTTCCACCTGGAGCATCAACATCTCTAAACTCTCCTGGTTGAATGGGTTGTCCTTCATCCCGCATTTTGATACCACGCATTTTAAATCCTGCAGGTAAATTAGATAACGTTCCCGCATCCAATAATGATCTTAAGGCAACTGTGGCAGTTCTTGATAATCCACCAATCATATGAATTAAACCAAAGCCATAAAAACCTAGACCTGGTAAAAATTTAAAGTGGACAAAATAATCTATTTTACTTTTCTTCTTATCACCGATTTCATAGTTTCTTCTAATCGATAATACTTCTTTTGAGGCTTCATCTATTGTAACGATGTAAGGTAATTTAATTCCTGTAGGTTCACCGTCTTCTCCAGCATCTTCAAAACCTTCAAGATCTAAATTAACGTGACACTCAAATAAGGTAAACATGTTTTGGTTTTTACCTTTGCTAACACCACCTAGTTCACGTTCTCTTTTTTCAGATTCAGATTCATGCTCCGAGCCTGGGGTAATTTCTACGTCTCTATAGAATCCACCGACTTGTTGTTTTCTTAATTCGTTCTCTGACATTTTAACAACGTGAATAATTGATTCTGCATCATCTAATGATGTTGCTGTGTACGGCACAACTAAATCATCTGCGGGTACAAATTTTGAAACCGTTCGTTCCATAACTTCATCGTAGTAAACTTTTTTAAAAGCTGAACCTGATAGAGGTAAGTAAAATAACATTTGGTCAAACTCTGCTTCGTACTCTTTCATCTCATTCATGATTTGATAATTCATGTAATCTTTTACTCTTTGAGATTGAGCTTCTTTTTCTGCTGTCGGTATACCGACCATCTGTGTTCTAACAGGACCGCCTGATGGTAATAATTCTTTATAAGCTAATGATTGAAATTGAGTAATGGCTTCGGCGAGAACTGGGTGGGTTGCACCACTAGCACCTTTGAATGGTTGTGTTGATTCTTCGTACTTGAATCCTAAAAGATCTAAACCTTTAACGTAAGATTGTTCCCAATCTTTTCTTGATGATTTATAATCTGTGTAATTTTCAGACATCTCATGACCTAATGGATCTAATACATCGTCTGGTAATAATTCTGCTAGGTTCGCGAAGTGACCTTCGTCTTGACCTGGATTCACGGATCCTGGTTCAAAATTAATGTCTACCGAACCATCTTCGTTTTCTTGAACATCAGGAGAACCATCGCCTTGCGATTCTAAATCTTCTTGTTCCGCAACTTCAATGTCATCGGGACTTGGTATGTTTACCGTTTGCTCAACGTTTGGAAGAGCCTTGTCTATTTCTGCCATTTAATTTCTCCAGTTTCACTGTCTTAACAGTATTATTCTTAATATTCAAGCCCTGTGGATTGGGTCCTCTTTTAGGTGGTGGTCCTGATTTTTTTCCTAATGTCATTATATATCCCTACTTCTTCCTAGTAAAGGTTTATCAATTAAACCCCCCATTGCTTTTTTTTTAGGTATATCCAATTCTAACACCAAATTTTT